TGGTGGTGCAATGGAAGCATTGGCAGGGACTCCAGCCTTGGTTGGTCGTCCCGCTGTAAATGCGCCTGTTCGCGCCCCCGGCAAGCCCTCTATGGCCTCGCGTCGTAAGGCGATGATGGCAAAGCCAGCAATGGCTCCCAAAGCGCCAATTGGCAACCCTGCTATGCCTTCGACACCAATGAAAAAAGGTGGCGAGTCTAAGGCAACACACAAGGCTGAGATGTCAAAGATGAAGGGTCTTGAAAAAGAACTGAAGTCTCACGAGTCCAAGCCTGCCAGCAAAGGCCACAAAGGTCTTGCCACTGGTGGCGTTGCACTTGGTCAAGGCGGCTACAAAAAGGGCGGCAATGTCAAGAAGTTTGCCAAAGGCGGTGTGGCAGGCAATGGAATAATTCCTGAGTCTGCTTCCGCAAAAGGCGCTGGCCCTTATCGCAATACTGAGATGCACACTGCTGAGTACACTGGCAAGTCCAGTGGCAAAACAGGCGGCGTGAAGAACGGTAACGGCGGTGGCTATGCGACTGGCGGCGTTGCTCTCGGTAATGGCGGCGGCTACAAAATGGGGGGAAAAGCCTCAAAAAAAGCCTACGCGACGGGGGGTACTGTTGATTCAGGCAAACCCGTCGCGATGCCACAAGGTGCTAAAAAGCCTTCAACGCCAGTAAGCATCAATCAGTTGTCTGGTACTTTTAAAAGCGGTGGCAAGGTAACTCCTGCCGAAGGCCGCTTGCGTGCTAACTTTAAAGCGGAGAACGCTACGGCCATGAAACAGGCCAAGGCTGACTCCAACTTGAAGTACAGCAAGTACCAGAAGATGCAGAGCGGTGGTTCTCCAACTCCAAATGAGCGGTTCTTTGATAAAAACAAAGTAGACCCGAAATCTGTGAGCGACAAAGCAAGTCGCGAGTTGGAAGAGGCGATGAATCCTTTGGGGATGGTCAAAGAACTTTACGGCAAAGCGCGGGATGTGTTTCGTGGACAAGGTTCTGTTTCCGACAAGGAAAGAAATATGCTTTCTAACAAAAAAGAAGGTATGCCATCCTTAAAGGGGCAGGGCGCTATCACAGAAACCGAAAGGTCTGTGACAGTGTCCCCAGCGGGTAAAAAGCGCGGCGGTGGCGCTTGTTGAAAACGAGTGGGGGCTTCGGCCCCCGCTTTTAATTTAAGGAATAAGTCATGGCCGATGCAGTCGCAAGTCAAACGCTCATAGATGGTGAGCGGATGGCAATCATGAAATTCACCAACCTTTCTGACGGTACTGGTGAAAGCAAAGTTTTGAAGGTAGATGTTTCTGCTTTGACATCAAGTGCATCTGGCCTAGCCTGCACTGGCGTAACTATTACAAAGATTTATTCCGCAACGCATGGTTTGGAAGTACAGATTTATTGGGATGCAACCACAGATGTATTTTGCTGGTGTGTGCCACAAAATTCTGAATACACAATGGATTTTGAAAAGTTCGGCGGTTTGACTAACAACGCAGGCGCTGGCGTAACTGGTGATGTATTGTTCAGCACTGCTGATGCTACTAATGGTGACTTCTACACCATCGTCCTTGAGATGGTTAAATCTTACGGTTGATCATGCCAAGCAAATCACCAGCCCAGCATCGCTTGATGACAGCGGTTGCGCACAACCCTGCGTTCGCCAAAAAAGTTGGCGTTCCCCAAAAAGTCGGCAAAGAGTTTGCTCGTGCTGACGAAGGCAAGAAGTTCAAAGATGGCGGAGGTCTGTATGCCAACATTCATGCAAAGCGCGAAAGAATCGCTGAAGGCTCTGGCGAGAAAATGCGGCGAGTTGGCAGCGAAGGTGCGCCAACGGCTAAAGCCTTCAAGCAAGCCGCCAGAACAGCCAAAATGAAGGACGGTGGTCCAAGCCTCTCTATCGGTCGCGGTGAGAAGCTGCCAGTCAGCAAAGGGGCTGGTTTGACAGCCAAAGGGCGTGAGAAGTACAACCGTGAGACCGGCTCCAACTTGAAGGCTCCACAGCCCCAAGGAGGACCTCGCAAGGACTCGTTCTGCGCACGTATGTCGGGTATGCCCGGACCAATGAAGGATGAAAAAGGTCAGCCAACCCGCAAGGCGGCTGCTTTAAACAGATGGAAGTGCTGATATGGCTTACTCGGATACCTATGGTCAGGTCTACAACGTCCAAACGCTCATAGATCACGGAGCACGCCGCTGCGGAAAGTTGGCTGAGGAGCTGACTTCCGAGCAGCTTTTGAGCGCCCGGGAGTCTTTGGGCTTTGTGATGAGCAACCTGATCAACATCGGCATCCAGTATTGGGCGATTGAGAAGCAGGTTGTGGGGCTTACCCCTGAGAAGTACATCTACACCCTGCCAACGGGCTCCAATGACGTCCTGAACGCCTTGTATCGCACCATGGAGCGACCCAACGGCAGCTACACATCGAGCGCTGGTGGTGTTGTTGCACTGGTTGGCGACAACGACATCAACACCTTCTGCCAGCAAGCATCCCCAAATGGCAACATTTCGATCAATTTTGGCACTGACAACCCGATTTATGCTGGCTCGATTGGCCTTATGCCTTACGTTGCTGGCGGCGGGAGTGCTAATTGGGCTTTGACCCTCGAATATTCGACCGACAACGTCACTTGGAACACCCTGCAAGACCTTGGGACAGTGGTTGCGTCTGACAAACAGTGGATCTGGACCGATATTGACCCCGGTCAGAGCGTTCAGTTCTACCGAGTCCGCATTTCTGGCGGCTCAACCCTTGCTTTGCGCGAGTTTTACGTTGGAACCAACAGCCGTGAGATCACAATGTCTCGCCTGAACCGTGACGACTACACAAACCTGCCCAACAAGAACTTCACAGCCAACCAGCCGTACCAGTTTTGGTTCAACCGCACGGTTCCGAACCCCGAAATCTACCTCTGGCCCACTCCAAGCGACCCATTCGTCCAAATGACGATCTGGTACAGCAAGCAAGTGATGAATGTGGGCGATTTGACCAACGAATTGCAGATCCCACAGCGCTGGTATCTGGCCGTGATCAACATGCTGGCCCACCAGATGGCTATGGAGCTGCCACAGGTGCCCATGGATCGCATTCAGTACCTTGAGGCGCAGGGCGAGAAGTATCTGGCCTTGGCCGAGGCCGAAGAACGCGACCGCAGCCCGATTTACTTCGCCCCTTCAATCGGTGTGTACACGAGGTAAGTCATGGGCATGTTCCTAGACACCATCGGAAACGCCTCGCTGGCAATTTTCATCTGCGACAGGTGCAGGATGAAGCGTGCCATCGACGAGCAGATGTCAGACCCCAACTTTGCGGGTTTGCGTGTCTGCCAGCAGGGCTGCGCTGACCAAAAAGACCCGTATCGCTTGCCTGCTCGTAAAACCGAGCGCATCAACCTGCGATTTCCTCGCCCAGATGTGTCTGTGGCTCTGGACCCGAACAACCTTGTGACGGACAATCAGGGTAACTACATCATCTCGACTGAGGGCAACACCCAGACGCCCGAGAACAACGGCAACCTTGACGGAATATCGGTGACACCATAATGGCAAATCAAACCATCACCCAACTGCCAGACGCAGGCCCCATCACGGGCACGGAGCTTGTTCCCATCGTTCAAAACGGCGGGACGTACAAGACCACGACTGCGGCTTTGGCTGGCTCACCAGTTCAGACCCAGACCTTCCTGACGCTGCTCCAAGAGCCGACCCTTGCCAACAGCCGACGCCTATCTTCTGGCACTGGCATTGGCTTGACCGATAACGGCGCTCAGAGCACCTACCAGATCTCTTTGAACGGCGTTTCTGGCACGCTGGAGACCATGGGCAACGGCTTTGGGGTGAATGTCGGTGGGACCATGACCGCAAGGTCGATCACGATTTCTGGCGCGGGTCTGTCAATTACAGACGGCAACGGTCAATTGGGCAACCCAACGCTGTCATTGGGTGGCATTGTGGCTTCTTTGGCAGGCAATGGCGGGACTGGTTTCTTGGCGCTGCCGGGCAACGGAACTGTTTCTGGTCGCTCCCTGACTGGCACAGCCAACCAGATCGGCATCACGAACCCAAGCGGCATTGCTGGTAACCCGACCTTCAGCATTGCGGATAACCCCGTGTTTCCCGGCACAGGTGGCGTTGTTCTGCCCACCGGGAATACGGCTGCACGTCCAGCAAGCCCAACCAACGGAACCCTGCGCTACAACAGCCAAACGAGTGCAATGGAGTCGTATGTGGCAGGCAACTGGGGTTCGATCCTGTCGCAAGCCAATATCGGCTTGGGTCCAACTCAGATCCCGCAAAACCAAGACTTGGGTGACTTGGCGTATCAAGACGCCGCAAACCTCAACGCAAACCTACACATCATCGGAACTTTGAGTGTTTTCGGGAC